AAACATCTTCAAAATTAGCCTTACAATTATCACAAAAATCATAATTCTTTATAATTTTTCTCATTTTTCCTCCCTTCCTTAAATTTCATCCATAAAGATCATCGCAAGTATTACACAAATAATACCCGAAATTTGTTTTTTTTCCGCATCTCTCACAAAAAATACAGATACACTTTCCATATTTTTGTTGTAATTCTTCGTTTTCTTCTGAAAAATTCCTTAAACATCCACAAATATTACATAATTCATAATCGTCAGTCATGTTCCCTCCCTTAATTTATATGTTCTCAGAATACACAGAAAATCGTTGAAAAGCTGATCTGTGTATTTTACTTTTTCGACCTTGTGTGAATCCGGTTGTAAATATACAAGCCAAAGTTCAGTTTTTTCAGATTTTAAAGGGTATTGTATATCAATAGTGCCTGCATAATTATATTTTTCATGCCAATATTTTTGTTCGATTTTGCAATTATTATTATAAGGTTTATAATTTAATCCCTTTTCATCAAGAAATTTAAGCCAATTTTCAACATATTGTAGAATTTCCGGTTCTATAGCGTCAAAATCTAATTTTCCTTGCATAGCAGCATAACAACATTTGTGAATATAAGTTCCTCGATCTGCATAGAAATCATTTTTGTAATCCCATTTTTGTATTAATTGCAAAACATGAGTAACTGAAGGTAGAATCTGACCTGAATTGGAAGTATAAATATGATTTTCTTCATCAAAATTTATATTACTATCCCCATTTTCTACAAGATTTTTGTAAGCGCATAGTTGGTATTGATGCGTTTTTGTAGGGTTTCCGGTTTTAATATCTATTATCAACATTATTTTTCCCTCAAACCGAATTCTTTTTCTATTTTATGCCAAGTCGTTTCTGCTCTGCCGGGGGTCAAATTGCTTATTTGTGTAACACCGGCAATAAAATCACCTTGCTTATTTGTATAAGATGTTTGCCTTTCCAGAAAATCTATTTTTTCTTGATTTGAAGAAAAAAGATATTCATTATCCGGATTTTTTAAGAAATTTCTGATTTTGTTATGGTATTTTCCCTCTTTTTTTTCTTTTTTTTCGGTCCCTGCGAATGGGTCTTCACCCGGGTCAAGAGGGAAATCATACGGATCAAAATTTTCATCTTTGATAGGAAGCTCTTTGATAGGAGGCTCTTTTTTGTAACAATTTTCATCTTTAATTTCATTATTAAAATCGAGATAATTTTCTGTAATTTCAAATGCTGTTGTTTTTAGGTATCTTGAAGCAAAGGTAACCGTCCCTCCCAATTTCTGGGAGGCATTTGTTGCAGTGATTTCCGGGATTTTTGTCGGTTGTTGGAAAATAATTTCTTCTTTTGTATCTATATCAATCACTCTCAATTTTCCTTCAAGCCTGAATCTCGTTTTTTCAATTTCTTTTTTTATCAAATTCGGTTCTTTGTTATTTTTATCTGGTTTTTGATTTATCGGTTTTAGAATTTTTAATGATTTTTCCAAATATGGAGTTTCAATTTCTACAAGATTAAAAATTGTTAGCAATCCGAATTTCTCACAAGCCCGAGAAACAAGAACATTAATTTGTTCAGGTTTGAAGAATTTGTATTTCCCATAATCGTTCCAACCTTCTTTTTCGGGTGTATTCTCTCTCACCCATTGTCGAGCCTTACTCAATTTTTGATATATATTATCTTTTTTATTCTCTTTTTCAGTCATTTTTCCCCCTTTTAATATTCAAAACATTTTCGACAGTGCGATGAATGATATCAACTACTTTTTTTGTGTCGGATTCAATGTTTTTTTTAATCCCGATTTCTTTTTCAAATTCTTTTTTCAAAATTTCCCTAATAATATCGGGTATGGTTCTATTTTTTTGGTCAGTGAATTTTGCTTCCAAATTTTTTTCTTCCAACCACACATAAATTTCATCCGGCAAACTCAACCGGTATACATATTTTGTATTTTCCGGTTTTTTCGGTCTGCCTTTTAGATTTTTTTTTGCATTTTTATTCATTTTCCCTCCTGTTTTTTTTCTTCACTCATTTTTTTTCTCCATTAATTTTATTTTATTTTTCTATTTTTTGCATTTATAATAATTTATTATTATAAAATTTTGCAAAATCTTTATAACTAAAATTCAATAAATTGTCTATCAATAAAGACAAATCATGTATTTGTTTGAAAGTTAAAATTATACTTCTGCTTCCAAGATGCATTATTATTGCACCATTTTTGCTCTGTCCAATACAAAACATTGTCTTTCCTATTCCTTTTTTTGTTTTATAATGACAAAAATTTTCTGTTAATAATAGGTTTTCGTATCCTTTTATTTTATTCATTTTTCCCCCTGTTTTTTATATAATTTTCTAATTCTTCATGAAATTTTGGAGTTCCATAAAAATTATTATAAATTTTCTCAACTTCATCTTCCGGCATATCATACCCAAATGCCGTTTGTTTTAGGATGTTTTTTTTGTTAATCTCTTTTTTCATTTTCCATCTCCCATCCCCGCTTGCCGAAGTCAAGACTTACAGGATTTTTATTTTTTCGATCCCCCAGGGGCCCTTTTCTACCGGAATATTAGCGATTTCATAATCATAAATACCCCTATATTTTCCCATATATAAGATTATTTTCTTTTTCTCTATAGAGTAAATTAAATAACCATATTTAGAAAAATCTTTTCGGGTTATTTTTTGTTTTTTTAAAAGAGTTCTAACAGAAGAAAAATTTAACAAATCCTGTTTTGTTATTTTTCCTATATCCTTTATATTTTTAATTTTTAATGTTAATTTCATGGTTTTTCTCCTCAGCTACCTGCCATCCGGTCAGGATTTACACTGCTTTTATTTCTTTATCCCTTGCAATTCAAAGAAAAGCAAAGGATAAAAATATAAAAAAAAAGGGTAGAGGTCTCCCCCCTACCCTTTAACTTCAACAACATATTCCATGAGTCCTTTTTTTTTCAGGGACTCTTCGAATATTATTGCAGATGGCATGTACTTTACTGCCATCTTTTTTATTTTTCTTAAAGCTATTTTTTTTGAAATAGCCTTAACTTTTAATACTCTTAATTCCATTTTCCATTCTCCTCAGCCACCTGCCAACCGGTCAGGATTTACGCTGCTTCAAGTTCGGGGAGCAACCTGCTCTACCCTTACCTTATATATTAATTATAGTATAATCTTTCCTATTTTGCAACTTTTTTATACAAAAAAATAATTTTTTTTATGTAGTAATATAGGGCATTTACGAACTTTTTTGATTTTTTTTATTTTTTTTTAGATAAAAAAAGATTAAAAATATTTTTTTTCCTTATTACATAGGTATATAGGGTATTTTGGAGCTTTCTTAAAACATAGGTATATAGGACGTTTTCGCAGGAAGGGTCAAAAAACGGTTTTTCGTGAAATGGAAAATTGAAAATATCCGTATCTTTAGGCATATAGGGATTATACGTTACAATTTTTTAATACATATATTTTTGACTATTCCCAATTATATAGTAATATAGGGGGTTTGTGTATGAAGAAAATGTAAAATTAATTTCATGTATATTAACAAAATATAGAGCTCATAAATCGTTATATTTATCCGATTTTACCTTCTCCATAGGTTTTATATCTATTTTAATTTATCGTTCATTTAAAACGATTTTCCTTGTATACATAATAATATAGGCAATTTCAGAGACTTGTTTTTTGTATAAATCGATGTTTTTTTTAGATATGCAATTTTATTTAAAATAAAAAACGTAGGTATATATGTGGTTTCAGGATTTTTAAAAAACACATATAAGCATAGGTATAGGATAGTTTATCCGTTTTAATTTTACAAAATTATTTGAATTCGGATAAATATAATAAGTCTATCGGATTCAACCCCGTTACTTCTGCAATTTTCAAAGCTGTTTGTCGGGTAGGAATGAGCTTGCCGGCACAAATCCGGTATAAATAATCTTTTGTAATTCCTATCTTCTCCTCCAATTCCTTATATTTATACCCGTGTTTTTTTTTGTATTTTTTCAATACGTTCATTTTTTCTCCTTTAAATTACAAAATTCTGTATCCCAAAAACAAACCAAATCCTAATTTCAGATTTCCGTCAAGTCCGGTTACAATCCCGGCGCCAACAGAAATATTAAACCTCCTCCGTACCTTACTTCGCAGCTTCGATATATCCTGTAAATATTCTGTTTGTATCTGCTCATTTTTCAAATTAAGATTTTTGTAATTTGTAATTATATTACTTGTAATCAAATCATCTTCTTTATCTTTTTCTATGTATTTATCAAAATTTGTTTTAATATTCAAAGAAAAGTCCCATAATTGCCTGTATTTTAATTTTGTTACATATTTAACCTTATCTATATAAATCGTCTTAACTCTCTCTAACGGCTTAATTTTAGCTTTTAAAGATACTTTTAGAGCATTATATCTTGTTACAATTTGTTGCTTCTCTTGATACAATTTGTTGTGCTCCTCTATTTCTACTTGCAAAACCTCTTTTATCTTTGCTTTCTCAGATTCAATTCGCTTAACCTTCTTATTGTATCTCCCTGCATTATTGAACCGCTCCTGAATATAGAGAGCAATAATAATTATAATTACAAGATAGAACCAGTTTTTTTTAAGAAATTTCATTTATCAACTTTATCATTTTTAAAGCAGTAAATTTTTTTAGTTATTTTTTCCATATTTCTCCTTACCTTCATTATAGTATAATTTTTCCTATTTGTCAACAAAATGTATCAAAAAAAATATAGAAAAATTCACAAATTTATATCTTTTCTGTATCTTGTATCTTTTATAATTGAATGAAAGAAAAGACTGGAAGGGGACTTAATCCCCCTCCAGAACCCAAAATTAATATAAGGAGAAACAAAATATTAATATTCAGGTTTTTGATTTCTATTATTATTTATATAATTGTCTGACATATAATCCATTTGTTTATATTTCTCTAACTCTATAAACTCACTGTAATATTTTTTGCTTTCATAATTTGCTTTAAAGTAAAATCCTGTAAGGAAAGTCTGCATACCTGCGTACACCTCACCGGATATTTTCCCAAAAAATATTAAAATAATTGAAATAATAAACTGAATTATAAACACCCATAATTTAATACTATTAAACTTACGTTTCATTTTTAAACCTCACTAAAATACTTCCCAAATTTTGATACTTTTCATCACTAAAATTGATACATTTATGAACAAATTCAGACCAATAAATATTGCTATCCATCTTAATACTGTAGGGAGGCTTGGAGCAGCTTTTTTTATTATTATTGATAACATACCCAATTGAGTTTCTCGTTTATCAATACTTTTTTTATTAGATTCAACCGTTGTTTTCAGGACTTCGATTTCTTTTTGTATTAATTTAAATTGAGGTCTTGCACATGCAATTATCTCTCCAATATCTTTGAAATTTTTATAAAATTCTTTGTGAGTTTTTAGATTTTCCTTAAACGTTTCGGCAATGCTATTGAAAGTTTTTTCTATTTCTTTTTCCAATTTTCACTTATTTTAAAAGCCATTTTAAAACAAAACCTGTCACAAAAAATAACATTTGACTCCAGTATTTTTTTAAAAATAAATCAAATTTTATAAAAATAAACGGCGGTTTTTTTAGATTCAATCTTACAATTTTTTCAGATTCAGCTTTTTCGATTTTCATAATTGGTATTACATTTTTCCGTAATTTTTCGTCATCAATCTTTCTTTTTTCCGGTTTATTTTCTGGAATTGGGGTTATTTCAGGTTCTGAATTAACAATTTCTTCCGGCGCCGGCGCCATATCTTCTTCTTCATACTCCAATTTCCCATCCTGTACAAGCCGGACATCCTGCCACCTGCTGCAAAACACAACAGAAAATTTATCAGAATCTAAAAAGCTATCTTGAGTAGCAAATTTATCTTTTAATAATGCTACAATTCCAAGCCAACGACCTTCAACCATCCGATTATATAATATTTGCCTACCTTTCTTCATACTTATAAAAATATTGTGTTCATTTTCTGAACATATATCTATACTACCATATCCTGCCGGATTACCAGATACAAGTATTTTTGATTTAAAATTATCTTGTGAGTTTTTGTAGAATATTTGCCGGTTAGGGTCTTCACCTACATGATATATTACATGTAAAATGTGTCCAGAAAGTGAACATCTTGGGCGTTGTACTAACCCATTTTCTAATTGCCCAGCAATTTCTTTCACCTTCCCCCACTTCCCATTTATCTTATTTTCTTTTTTCTTATATCCAATAATATAACTGTTTTTACTTGCTTTTTTTTGCCAAACGAGATGTAAATAATCGTCATCGACTGCAATATCACCATGTTTCCCCCGCCTATCAATAATATTCTTTTCAAAATAATCTTCATATTTTGAAAAAACATATTGACTCACTGCGCCGGATTCTTGCCATACCGTAAAAGTTATAAAAATGTTATCAAAATTATCAATAACAACCCTTAAATCCTCAATATTCATGCAATCTATTGTATCACTCTCAAACAATTTCCTTAAGATATTATCCGAGATATTGTAACTATAACATTTTACAACACTTGCAGTTCCACCTTGTACCGCCCAACACAAATATAAAATATTATTTTTCTTATAAAGTGATGTCTGATAAGGGTTTGCATGTTTTATAATGTTAATTTTTTTTGAAGATTTCCCATCATGTTTTGATAAAACCAAATCTCGATTCTCTATATATAATATATATGTGTCCCCCTTATTTGTTACAACCTTCGGTTCTGAATACTTTCTACCCTTTACATTTGCTATCGTTACAGTTTTACGCATTTTTAGTTTCTCCTTTTTTTTATATTTTATTTAATTCGCAAGCTGTATTAATTCGTCAATATTTGCAGCGTTATCGAGCTCTTTTTTAGCATTTTTAATCTCATTCGAGCATAATTCCTCTAATTTTGCCCTAAAAATATCAGGTTTCATATCCTCAAGTCTCTTTGTTTTAGCTTTCTCAAAATCTATTATGCCTTTATCGAACTCATCTTTGAGATAACTCGCTTTATTTATTATAGTTTTTTTAATTTTCGACATGTTGTACCTCCTTATAAGATATATTAACATCATCATTTATATCACTTGTAATCTCTCCATATATAGTAATATCACCATCTTTATCAATTTCAATTGTCGGAAAAGATGAACCTTCCATTATTTCTATTATTTCTACTCCTGTACTTGCAGCCATCTTAATTAGAAAAATTTTGTTTAAACTTGCATGTCTCTGTATCAGATATTCACCGGCAGCAACATTAAAATATTTGACACTTTTTGTAGCATTTTCACCGGTTTTTGAATCCAAATATTGAAAACCATCATCTACATAATTCCCATTAGGAGAATAAAATTTGAACTCATCCCATTTTAGCTTATTATCCACAGAATCAAATCTTAAATTTTCGATTGAATATAAAACCGTATTGTTTGCATTACCTGTTATTATGTTTTTTGTTAAATTTACTATCATTTTTTTTCCCCTTAAAAGTCTCGTCTTCCGATTGCTTGCCAATTACAATTAGAATTTGCAGCCACACCATCATTTCTCTCTGTTGCTGCCACAAAACCTGTTGTAGTAATAGCATATACGCCAACACTAACATTTCTCGCTGATGACGTTGCTACAATTCGTGGCACAAAACTGTATGCATAAGTGAAAGAAATTGAAGAACCACCGTACAGGACAAGCTGGTATCCGGACTGCCAGAATACGTTTTTTTCTCTCCCTGAATCTTTGTCATTCCACGAAAAATAAGGCAAAAACATAGCTTCCCACACTGAACCGCTCCATTTTTTCAGAAATGGACGTGTAAAAGAGGTATCAAGCCAGACTTGATCTGTAAAAGGGTTCGTTGGTGCGGTATCCGATGCGAATTGAGTCAGGATTGAGCTTACTGCTGCTGTCCCAAATTTATCCCCAACCTGCGGGGCTCCTTGAAAATATACACTCATTTTTTTTATCTCCTTATGCGTATTTAATACACATTATAATAATACATTGCAATCAGGGTCGGATTCTTCTTTCAAAGTTACAACCCTCGAATCATTATCACTCCAAAGTTGCAATAATCCATCATTAATACCGTTTATATCGATTGCCTCAAATTCAATTAAATTAGTTTTATTAACTACTTTTTTTTGTGTTACTAATATTAGCCTTTCTTGATAAGGATAATAACCTCGATATGTCCTTAATTCCAAAGTGTCGGCTATATCAACATCCAACCCTTTAAAATACGGGAGTGAAAATTTATAATAAATTAAAGGATTTTTTGTGAAAAATAATAATCGTGTTGCTATATCTGTTGTAATTACATTATCTCGATTATATCTCAAATCGAGACTACCCTCGTTTGCTTCCCATCCAGTCCCTGCAAAAATATTTGAAGGTAATCGATGGAAAAAAGTTTTCCGATAATGATACCAATATTTTCGTTGATATTGAGTTATAATATTCTCCATATCCCGCCAATTTCTAAAATTAGTAACATAATTTTCAGTAATTTTGCTATCAATTGTTTCATTTCCCCAATTTAAAACTTTGATTCCAATTTTGCCCCCAACTTTTTGCCAGAAATAACAGTCAAAGTTTTCAGCAAATCGTTTAAAAAACTCACCCCAACTGATGTTATTATCGATAACCATAGAATTAATATTGTATCCCCTGTCATCATATATTGCACTTGCGGGCCCAATTCCCTTAAAAACAAAATAATTTCCAAAATTTGTGTTCAATTCTCCTAATTGTCCAGCCGGATTAGTAATATAATTCAAACCGGCGTCAATGTACCCATGCGAATTGAAAGAAATTTCATCCCCCTGATCCACAGACGTAATTATATATGCATTCCCATCAGCATTATTATCAAAACTCGATGAAGCTGTAATATTCGCTTCCGAAGAGTTGAAAACTTGAGTATCTATATAGGGAGACTCAAAACCTTGCAACCAGTGCCAAGCCGCAAGGTATTTTTTTGTATCAACTTTGTAAGCGGTTAATATGCCGGTTTCATTCTCGCCCTCATCACTCGCAAACCCAAAAATAATATTGCTATATTTTCCAGCATTTATATCAGGACAATTCGGAAATTCAGTTTTAGTTATTTTTTTATTTATTATTTTTTCTAAACCTTGAGTCTTGGAATCTGCTAATATTATGAATTCACTATCATCAGATTGAGGAGTATCATATATATTGCCGGTGAATATATTTGTAGTATCAGAATAGACACGGCATCCAATACCCTTTATGAATTTATCCGAACTGTCCATCAAGTCCGTGAAATAATTTGTTTCATTATTGAGAGTTATTGTTGCAGTCGAATTTTCCCATCTACGCTCGGTAAAATCCATTGCCCGATTGACATTAACATCTATTAGAAAGGGTAATACCGTTCCTGTTGCAGTTTGTAAAGCAACCTCACCGAATTTTTTTGTACCGGAGGCAAAGTCAATTTCTACAAAAAAAGCGCCCATTAAAAATTCTCCATAAAATTCATACTAAAATTATCTAAAAGGTCTGTAGCACGTTGTCTTACATTAACAAGGACTGAATTTGTTACAATTCCATAATAACAAGGTTTTTTGTCAAAATCCGGTACAAAAATCTTTGCACCTTGGCGCAACAAATGCTTATAATCCTCGAAATGTTCTTCCGGAACTTCGGTAAAATTGAGTTTATGACTCATTTGTTCGGAAATCTGATATTCATACATCTGCCCATGTATATTATTCACAGCTTTTTCAATGTTAAAATTGAAGTTATAATCTTGGTCATAATTTTTCGGAAATACGAATGTGTCTCCGATGAAAAGAGAACCGATTGTAGTAGGCTCATTTGCAAGAATAGTAAACCGAAAATATCTGAAAGTTTTATTACCTAAATTATTATAGGTATTTGGTGCATAAGTTTTTATTAAATCACCGACTTCATTTCTTCGATAAATATATCTTTCTAATATATTTGTAGTTCCGATACTTATTTCTTCCTCCATTACAGGCGTGAACCCTGTATTACTCAAACCTAATACAATAACAACATTTGTAGCAATATTGTGATTAATAATTGCAATAGATGAAAAATCTATTGCTGCCGGCATTGTTATGTCAATTTTGACAGTATTACCAGTCGATTTATAGATATTTGAAACAATTTCATCTTGAACATTAGAAATATCATATCCTGTTGCTGTACCACCTTCACTTACAACGATACTCTCTGCCTCCGAAATTTTATTGTTTATTAAAAATCCACCATGTGCCATATTTTTTAGCTCCTTTTATTTATTTTTTGTTACAAATTTACGCTGCCCTGTTTTTTAATTGCTTCTCGATTTTCTCAATCAATTTGCCAGAACCATTATACAGAGCGTCCTCAATTACCTTTCTTATATCTTCCTTACTCATGTTTTCATTCAAGGATGATACCGGCAAAACAATATTCGGTTTATAATCGATATTAATTATCTGCCTATTATTTGTTGTACTCATACTCGATGTTGGGGTTACTCGCATTCGTTTTCCCGAAAAATCTACACGTTCAGGACCCAATTCTCCAAGCGTAAAAAGTCCGGGTGCTGTTATCATCTTTGAACCAGTACCACTTGCAAATCCCGGAATCTTACCGCCTCCAACATCTAATTTTGCGTCAAATTCCTTTATCCTTCGCTCAAGTCCGCCAACTTCTCTACCTATTTTTGCAATATCATCAGCGGCATCTTTTGTTACAATTCCAAGCTTTTCAGAAAACAACCCTATAAATTCCTTCATAACACCTGTCATCTCACCTATATTATTAGCCATTTTGTCAAAAGGGTCTTGTTTATCTAATAATCCAAGCTCTTTTGCTTGTTTTATTAGCTTTTCTGTCCCATCATCTACACTATAACCAAATTCACCTTGTAAGAATTCAAGTCTTTTCAGGGTAGGCGCCATCGAGGCTAAAGCTTCCTCCGATGTAAAACCTCTCTCTGTCATTTCAGAAAAAACTTTTTGTGCAGAAGAACCGAAATCATCAAATTGATCTTGTGTTAGTTTTGTAGAATTTGAAAAATTGATTATAGATTCATTCATGCCCTCAATCGCTTGAAAAAGAACCGGATTATCAGCTACCCTTTTTTCCATTGCAATTATATCATCATATACATCAATATTCAGATTTCCGAATATCTCTTGAACTGCCGTAACACGACCGATTTTTTCTTCCAATTTTGCCATTTCCTGCGTTACTTCACTTATTTTCTTTGCAGTTTCATTATACTCTTCAGACCCTTTTTTAGCTCCCTTCAATTTCTTTTTCAATTCTTCTAATTCTTTATTAAGCCCTTCCATATTTTCTTTAATTTCTTTATCTCCAGACATTGCCTGTTGCAACTTTTTGTAACCTTCAAGTCCCTTCATGAATGATTCTATTACAAAATTATTAACTTCTTCTACTTCAAGACCTCTATTTTTAAGATCATCAATAAACTCAAAAAACTTTTTCCCGCCTGTAGTACCGAGTTTTTGAGCCTGCTCAATCCATTTTTTGAAACTCTTATTCATAGCGTCCACACTGTCTTTTGCAGATATTGTGCCCCTATCAACATCAGAAAGAGTCTCCCGAATTCTACCAAGCCATTTGTCAGAATTTTCAAGCGTTACGTTGCCATCCATTAACTCATCTAACATTACAGATGTTGCTGCGTGTGTATTACCCATTTCTTTTGCGAGTTCTTTTAGCTTTTCTGTTTGCTCTTCTGTCAGTTCCATCCATGCATTCTCTCGCTTAATTGCCTTATCAATACCTTTATTCGATTTGAATAATGAACTTACTACTCCCATCAATGCAGTTCCAACTCCGGTTATACCCTGTATGACATTTCCTGTTGCAAAACCCTCAAATGCATTGCTAACACCTGTAGCAATTCCCTGTAATGCCTGTTTTGTCTTATCGGAAGCCCCTATAATACTACCTAATGCAGTAGCAACCCCGCCGGCAACCGCACTGAATTTATCAAATTTTGTGAAAGTTTCATCAATCGGTTTTTTCAAACTTATCAACACATCTGCAACCCCGCCGGCTGCATCTTTGAAATTCTCTCCCATTTTTGAAGAAAAAAAGCCTAAATTTGTCAATCCGTCTATCATGCCATATATACTATTCGTCGCTTTTTCTATTTTTACTTTAGATTCTTCGTATTTTTTAATCAATTTAGCTTTTTGTTTTGCCTCTTTTTCTTCGGCAGCTGCAAGGTCTTTTGTTTTTTTTGTTGCCAATGCTTTCGCTATTATATTTTTTTCTATTTCTTTATTGACTTTTACTTGTTTGGGATGTATATCTTCTAATTGTCTTGCTGCAACATCACTCACAAATTCGGAAAACCGTTTTTTATTTAATAATTCTATAGCTTTTCTTTCTTCTTGTATTTTTTTTATTCTTTCTTCTCTTATTTTCTTTTCTTTTTCAAAGGCTTTTTGAACTTTTTCTTCAAATGTTAACTCTTTATTAAATAATTTATTTACTTCTTCTCTTATTTTCTTTTCTTTAGTTAATTTTTTTATTTTTTTTTCTCTCGCTTCAATTTCTTTACCTCGAGTTAATGCAGCCCAAAAATCCTTTAATCTTCCTATACCTTTTTCAACCCTTTTCGATTCAGATTTTATCCTTTTTTCCCTTTCTTCATCTATTTGTTTTTGTTTTGCTGCATTTTCCTCAATTTGTTTTTGTTTTGCTAATTCTTGCTTGACAAATTGTTCGGTGTATTTTATTCGCAAGGCTTGTGTTTGCAACATTTCGTTGCGTGCCCGTATTTGTGCATTCATCGTCCTTGTGTATGCAGAAGATGTACCCTTTTCAATATCGATTACAACCCCGCCACCTTTTTTTTGTTCCTCAATTTGTTTTTTTATCAATAACCTTGCTTTTTCTGCTGCTTTTGCCCTTATTTCAATGATTTTACCTTCTTCAAGATTCCATTTTCTTACAGTTTCAGCGTTTTTATTTCTTAATTCAATCATTTCTTTTTCCGCTTTTTTAGCTGTATTTATCCAATTTATTATCCTTTCCACAGCAAAAAGCGCTATCATTACCGGCAGGACTGATTTTATTGCTTTTCCAATGCCGGCAAATGCAGTCGTAGCAGCCCCCCCAAAAGATTTAAAACTGCGCAAAGCTCCAGTATTTTCAATTTTTAAAACCTTATAATAAACCGACATATCCTTAAATCTACTTATTACCCCCGTAAACCCTACCTTCATGGCAGTAAAAAATACATTAATTTTCTTAACTGCAAAATAATATAGCCAAGCTTTTCCTACTGTTATAATAACATCTTTCCATTTTATAAAAAATTTGATTATATTTTTAGCATTTTCTATCCCTGCTTTAAAAAAATTAACTATGTTATCAGAATTAGCTTTTAAATATTTTGCTAAAGATTGTAGAGAAGGTAAAAGAGTTTTGATAAAAACAGCTTCTACCTTATTTTTTATTGCGGTCATCGTAGCCCCGAATGTCCTTTGTTGCTTTTCAAATGCTCTTTGAGTGTTGCCGGCAATTATTGTTTTATCATTCATATCTTTTAGAATTTTTGCGTATTTTTCCGCACCTTTGCCAGTCAAAGTGAAAGTTGCCCTCAAAGCCCGAATATTCGGAGTCAATCTTGCCATTGCCTTTTCATTATTACCTATTTTATTTTTTACATCTTCTAACCATTTTTGAAGCCCTCCGGCTCTTTCTACTCCGATTTTGGAAAGTTCAATGCCAAATTCTTTTGCAACTTTCTCTGCATCTTTTGAAGGCTTCAAAATTGCCATCATGACGGCATTAAGCGAGGTCATTGTTGTTGCAGCGTCAATACCGCCTTGAGTCATTACCGCAGCAGCTGCGCCAACTTCTCTCAAATTGATACCTAATGTTGCAGCAGAAGGGATAACAGTCCCCAACGTTGAAGCCAATTCCTGCCCGTTTATTTTACCTTGCTTTATTACCTCGAATAAGACATCTGATACATCAGTTACATCTTCCGCAGCCAATCCATATGCATTTATAACTGTAGTTAGAACATCTACAGAATCACTCATACTTGCAAGTGCACCTTGTGCGAATTTCGCACTTTCTGCAACAAATTTTACCGACTTCGCAGGTTTTACAGATGCTGAAATTGCTTGATATAATCCTTTTGTCAATTCAGTAGCGCTTCCAAGAGGACCAGCAAGACTTAATATATCTTCCCTTATATTCAATATAGCAGGAGAGTCAGCCGCAGAATTCATAAGAGTTGTTACGTTTGCAAATTCTTTTTGAAATTCTGTCGTGCTCGAAATTGTATCATTAATAATTGTGTTAATTTTACGAATTCCTGCGCTAACGATATTCGTTACTCCAATCCCGACAGCCATTTGCTTCCATAAGCCCTTCATACTTGACCCTGCTTTTCCGCTTGCTTTTTCTGTCGCTTTTCCGAATTTATTTACAGCGGCTTCAATACCGCTCATGCTTTTTTTTGCTGCGCCTACTCCCGATGTACCGATTACTATATCTATATTATTAGCCATTTTATCATTTTTTGTCTTTTTTTCGTTTATCTTCTATTTTTTGCTCCCTTATATTAGCATCAGTAATATCAATCATATTTAATTTTTTCATAAATAATTCTTTCTCGTACCATTGCAAACCTAACTCATCAACAAAATCTTTAAACATTCCAGACTTTAAGTTAATTTCTGTAACAGTTTCATTATAAAAATTAATCGCAAATTTGTTGCTTTCTGTTAATTTTCGGTATTCCGAAACCCCTTTTTCGGATAATATTTTCTTATCCGAATTTTCGGGGTCTGTCTCATACCATGTCCGCCACCAATCCTCGTAGGTTACGAGGTAGGCACTAAATTTTCCGTGTCGTCTTCAAAAAAGTTTTTGGGGTTGTGGCATATGTCTGCAATCCAACCGGACAGATAAACATCAGAATTAACCTGCTCGTTTTCATCCCATTCTGAATACAGTTTTATCATACCGTATTTATCAATGAATACATCCCAGTTTTCCCTGTTAAATTCAGCATTGACCCCTTCCCAATCCAAGACTGCATTAAATAACCTGTTCTCAACTTCTTTAATCTGTTTCTCCTTATTGACATACTCATAAGGCTGATGAGTCTTCTTATTAAACCTTGTTTCTGTACAATCACTTTTCAATAATTCCTTTCTCGTTATCGGAATCAATTTTAATTTTACAACTGTCTTGGGCCCAAACGGCTCATTCGGTATAACGAACCACTTACCTTTTTTTTCTTTCTTAAGTTCTAACATATTGTTTCTCCTTTTATTTTTATATATTTTTAAATGCTACTTTTTAAATGCTACAAAATAACACTTTTTTTTAACTCTTTTTTGATACAATTTTACGATGCAGGATAACCTGTCAATACCGGAACTTCATTGATTAACGAAGCATAAGGGTATATTTCAGTCATACCAGTTGGCGCCGTTGCAGCTTCAAGATAATCAAATTCAATTGTTGTAGGTATTGGGGATTCCTGATCGTATACAGGAGCAGTTCTCAATACTACTCTTGGGAAATTAAGCGTAAATTTGTAGTAATCTGTCCCTCCGATTAATGCACCTGTCATTTCAATTTTCATTTTCTTTTCTGTGTTCGTCTCAAAATTAGCAAAAAATGCCTTATTTCTATCATCTTTTTTTGGAAAATTCAAAATTACATCAAACATCGGTGGATTGATGTCATTTGGTTCTTCAATATACGGATTACCTGCACAATGTGGCTGCGGTACAAACCCCCTGTTTATATTTATTTCAATGTTATTAACACAGACCTTATCACCGTCAACAAAATCAGCTCCAGTCTGGTCATTAATATATACATCAGTATGCAATAATTGAAACAAATTTACGCCGGTTGACACATATGTTAGAGCGAGAGGAGTCGTAAAACCTGCCTCCTGTTGTACCTTATCTCCGATATAACCAACCTCAAGCGTAAGGGTTTCGTCTACTGCAATCTTACACGTATTCATTACAGCGGATCGTATACTCTTCACCTCATCCCCTTCATCATACGCTATAGTGTGAAATAATCCACTCAATACAGGATTTAATTTGAAATTGTGTGTTATTATACCAAGATTATCAACCCCATTGTAAATGCCAAACATTGTTGCAAATATTTTTTCTAAACCTTCATAGTAGAAAGGAAAGACTAATGTACCTTCCGGAGCCGGATAATTCCCTAAAGTCTGTATAGTAGGTACGGGATGGTCGAATTCAGTATCATTTTTAAAAACTTCACGCATATTTGTAGCCGGCGTGTGCGATTTCACATAGAAGCCATCACCTGTTCCGGGTTCAACAGACGTTCCCCAAATTGAACCTTTTGTTATTCCTATTCCATTTTCTCTTTTTAATAAACTCATTTTTTCACCTCATGCCACCCCTTCCCGGGACGGTAAACTTTTACTTTCTCTTTTTTTTCTTGTATCTTTACTTCTTTTTTTACTTCTTCATCTTTTTTTATCACTTTTTTATTAGCCATTTTTCACCTCGTAAATATTATACATATTACAAATCTCTCCGATATGTATATATTATTTGTAACTGAATTACCAAATACAAATCTTCAAAAAGTTGTGATGTCAGACTTACAGGCACTATCGAATCGATATGCAAAGATTTAAGTAACTCATCTTCGACATCTTCCTGTAAATCGTAAATATTTATCAATTCAGTTTTGACATTATCCTTTGAAGCCTTCATTTTAAAAGCAAACCATATATCCAAAGTCTTTGTTTTGTCAACCGAATTTCCTGAAAGCTCCTCAATTTCACTCGTATTCAATTCAAACCGATAACACTTATTAATTCTCGAATTTGGGACAGTTTCAAAATCAAAAACCTCTTTCGTGTATTTGTAGCCAAGAGTTTCGATATTATTTGTAACAATTTTTAAATAATCGGTTGCCTTTGCCATCTTACCTTATTAGATTTACACTGCCAAAAGTTATGTTCCCATCTATAGTTCCATCTTCATCAAAATCATATTTAATATTCATCTGGTTTAGTTCTTGGCTATATTTTTCAGCATATTTCAAATATTTATCCCAAAGAATCCCTTCATCATCAGTCGAAAAATCGAAATATATTAGCTCCAATGCTTTTATTTCTATCAAAATTTCAACCTGACTCGAATCAATAATCATAGATGGACGCCGACCTTTATTTCTAATATCTTTTTTAACAATTTCAAATGCTTTTTCAATTTGCGGCATAAAAGTTTTTTCTTCGTATCTGTCATCAAGCAAATCCGGATGCCGTTCTGTCAAATCAGACTCCGTAACAATCATTACAAGCGGGGTCAACACAACATCAAATAGAAAATTATTCGCCGGATATGTTATCGAATTATAAACATACTCTACAATAATACGATAATTTTCCAACATTTCAGATAATTCAGAATTGCTAACAAAATACTCAATTAATGTTCCGTTTATTATCATATTTTGAGAGTCAATTATCGTTGTACCGGAAGGGTCTTTCAGTGTTAATTTCCCAGAAGTAGGCGCCGTTGCAACACCATCAATGTAGAGCTGAAATTGTAAAGTAGCCCCCTGACCGAAGGCTACTTCATTATTTAGAAGTTTTAAAGGAAACATTCAGTTATTTTTCTTGTGGTTCTTCTTCCATAGGTTTATTTTTTATAAAACTATTATTAAACGCTTTATATACCTTCTCTGTTACTTCTTGTAGATCAGGGTTGCGCTTTTTTATACCTTTTTTTCCAAAATCCCACCTACTTTTATGCAATTTATGTACACCACCAGTCTTAATATTTTTAACAAAAACATAATTATTTGACATTTTTTTCTCCTTATTAGTCTTAATCTACTGCGAGGTTTATTAGCCCGTTGGATGCTCCAGAACGTAGCATCTTAGCTCCGTAAAGAGAAAGTCCCTTGATTGCATCCTCGAAACGTTTTTCAGGTCTGTATCTTTCAAGCGAACCTGCCGGAATTTGAGCCGCAAATGTTAATCCAATTTTTCTTCCTATGAGACATTTATTAACATTTTGATCTCCAGTCCCTGTCAAACTTTCGACTACTACAGGTACATTATGTGACAAAAATATATCAAAACCTGCAAACTTGCCGACTGAACCGTCCATTGATGCATTATCTCCAAAATCTGTCTGCCTACCGGCGAAATATCCTTGTATTACTTCCATAATTACCGGAGATACTACTGCATACCTACCTTCTGTCGGATTTTTACTATCTGTTAGCCTTCTATACATCTCACTAAACAATGTGTATATGTTACTTGTTGTAACAAGAACCCCACTGCCTACCGGATTTGTGATGTTTTCTGTAGCAACATCTGTATAAAATGATAAAAGAAATTGATCTATTGTATCACGCAAAGCATAAGTTGCCTCATCGATGTAACTTCCTGTCCGTTGTGCTGCCGACTGGCGATTCAAAATATCATTTATTTTGAAATTGAAGTAATCCATTTGATCTATTACAAGATTAGTTTCAATGTCGGTCGGTGTTTCCGGTGCCGCAATATCGACATCTGGTGTATACGGCTTACTTGTTACCGGGCCCGGTGTGAATATCCTTACTGTGTCTCCGTACTCACTTATATCGCCTTCCCAATCCTGATTCGTTATTTGCATTGCAACCAAGATTTTTTTTAAACTTTCTAAAATTAATTTGCTCCATATTGTAGGAATAAATTCTCCTGCCATTTTTAAACTCCTTTAAATTTAATTTTAACCATATTGTTTTAATATTTCTGCTCTATTTTTTTGCAAGGTTTCAGCATCCATATTAAGAATTTCTTGTTCTGTAAAACTATGACCCTTATTAAAACCTTGTGGGGTTCGAGTTTCAGTTCCTATTTTCTGCTCACTTGCCCCTTTAAACAGATACGGTTTTTTTTCTTTAAGCTCGTTTAAAACTGTGCTTGAATTTGTAACATTATTTTCATCGTCAAATTCAAACTTATCTGAATAAGCAAGAATATCAGCGGGATCATGGAATTCAGATGCTAATAATTTTAGCTCGTTTTTCTTTAAAGATTCTTTCAATTGATTATTAGTATTTCTTTCCATTTCCAAAAGTTCTTTAATCTTCCCTTGTTCTTCAAGCTCTTTTTGTTTTGCTTTTTCAATATCTGCTTCAAATTTTTTTAATTTTGATTCAACCTTTTTTTTTTCATCCAAAAGTTTTTGATGACTTTCGTATGAAACCGTATTGTTTAAATTATTTTCCCCGCTCCCACTGGGATTAGAGGTGTTACCACCGGCAACATTTTTTTGATTCACAGAATCATCAGAATTATTCACCGAATTTTCCTGATTTTTGTTTTCTTCACTCATTATTTTTTCTCCTTATTTGCATTTATAATATAATTTTTCCATTTTGTCAACTATTTGTTTAATTATTATTTCATTTTTGTTTAATTTTCATTTTTTGAACACTTTTCTTTTTTCTCTAAATAACCATTTTTTATAAATCAATTTTAATTTTCGTTCATCTTTTTTCGCAAATCCCATAAACTCTCGCTTATGAATTTTCGCATTATGATTCCTACCCGCCATCGCTCCGAAATTATGCACGACTGCAAGCCTATA